AACTGGAACCCACAAGGGATTATTGGGAGAATTGACGGATGAATGATGAAGCACGCAAAATTGTCGCAACCCTCAACAAAAAGTTTGGCAATAATGTGGTGGTTATTGCGTCTGACATTCGGTCTGATCTTATCCCTCGCATTACTAGCGGCTCTACCACTCTTGATTATGTATTGGGTGGTGGTTTCCCTGGTAATCAATGGAACGAACTCATTGGCGAGCCATCGCATGGAAAGACAGCGGTCGCGCTTAAGACAATTGCAGCAAATCAAGCACTGAAAGAAGACCACACGACTGTGTGGGTTGCTGCAGAGCAGTGGGTACCAGAGTACGCAGAGATGTGCGGAGTCGATACCAGCAGAGTAATTGTTATTGAAACAAACATTATGGAAGAGGCTTATCAAGCCGTCATAGAGTTCGCAGAATCAAAGTCAGTAGATGCCATTGTTATTGACTCCCTTCCCGCCCTCTCACCAGCACCTGAGATGGAGAAGGACATGAATGAAATGACTGTTGGAAGAGGAGCACTCTTAACTAACAAGTTCTTTCGTGTAGTTGGTTCTGCAATCAAGCGCAGTCTGGTTGAGGATGAACGTCCAGTGCTCGGTCTCATAATCAATCAGTACCGCATGAAGATCGGTGTGATGCATGGAGATCCTCGTACCACTCCTGGTGGTGAAGGAAAGAACTATGCATTCTTTACTCGTTGCGAGATTCGCAGAGATGAGTGGATTGAAGTTGGTCCAAGTGGTAATAAGAATCGTGTTGGTCAACGCATCAAGGTTCGCACATTAAAGAACAAGACTGCACCACCACAGCGTGTTGCATATTTTGATTTTTATTTTGCAGAAGGTGGAGACTGTCCTGCTGGTGAATATGATTTTGCAAAAGAAGTTGCTTCACTTGCAGTTGTTAAGGAAATTATTCAGCGTAAGGGCGGATGGTATTACTTTGGTGAAAGAAAGTGGCAAGGTATTGATCCAGTAATTGCAAGTATTCGTGAAGAAGTAGATTTAAAAGAACAGATTCAAAAGTTAGTGTTTGAAACATCAGATCTACCAATGGCGGAGGACAGCGATGACTAAGAAGTTTGTAGTTAATGACGAAGACTGGGCACAGGTACTAGAGAAGGGCGTAGGGGATTACACCGATATGCTCTTTGAAGCGGTTTGGGACGGTACTGAGGACATAATTCCTGAGACCTTGTCAGGAGAACCATTCTGTGGTTGCGGTACCTGCTTCTGGAGAGAAGCATTGTTTTTCCTTGTACCACGATTGATCGAAGGTTACGAGGAAGGCAAAATAGAACTTGAAGACTGAAGGCCAGAAGCAATCCCAGAAACATGAGAAGAGACTTGCTAAGAAAGTTGGCGGGTCTACCAACGCTGCTTCTGGAGCCTTCTGGTCTCGCAAAGGTGATGTACGTTCAACTGATCTATTGATTGAACACAAGTGGACAGGCAAGAAAACTAAAACCATTAAATCAGACGAATTGAAGAAGATAACTACCGAAGCAATTCTTGATGGAAGAATGCCAGTGTTTGGCCTTCATCTTGATGGAGTGAACTACGTGATACTTCTTGAAGACGACTTCCTAGAGATGAGAGAGACCCTAGACAACCATGGAAGACTTTGATGAACCAGAGTACGCCTGGAGATACCAAGCACGATGCTCAGGTCAAGACACAGATATCTTCTACCCTCCTCGTGACAAAGAGCAATACAAAGAGATCGCTAACAAGGCAAAAACATTCTGTTTTGGTGAAACAGGAAAGAACTCTTGTCCAGTACGAGCAGAGTGTCTATGGGATGCAGTTCGACGAGATGAGCCTCATGGAATCTGGGGAGGACTCAGCCACAGAGAACGAAACGCCCTTATGCGAAAATGGCAAAAACTAAAGAAGACTAAGAAGACTACACAGACCCTAGAGGAATTTATTTTCAGTATAGATAAGGACTACTAATGCCTTCCAAGACAGACTTCCAGAAGTATTTAGATACTAAGAAGACAGATAGCCGTCTTACTGGTCACATTGAACGTCACTTGATGAAGAAGGCACCAGGAGATCGAAGCACTACAGTGCTTCACCCTTCTGAAATGATCAAGGCCGATTTCTGTCATCGTTACTCGTACTACCTACTTACTGGTGGTAAGAAGATGGAGAAGAACCCAGGCCTGACACTGCAGAACATATTTGATGAGGGTCACTTCATCCATGAGAAGTGGCAGAACCGCATCTATGAGATGGGCAACTTGTGGGGAGATTTCAAGTGCGTTAACTGTAAGAAGATTACTTCTGGCTTATCACCTGCAGAGTGTGAACACTGTAAGTGCACTACGTTGCGCTATGACGAAGTCAAGATGCTTGATCCAGAGTTGCGTATTGCAGGACATACTGATGGCTGGGTCAAAGGTCTAGGTGATGACTTCTTGATTGAGATTAAGTCAATCGGTGAAGGAACATTACGCTTTGAAGCACCTGACCTTCTCTACGATGCAGATGGTGACCTGAACAAGGCATGGAAGAACATTCGTCGCCCATTCAGAGGTCACTTACTGCAAGGACAGATGTACTTAGAGTTATCTCGCCGTATGTTTGGAGATGCAGCACCTAAAGAGATCGTGTTCTTGTACGAGTTGAAATCAAATCAAGCGTACAAAGAGTTCACAATCAAGGCTGACTACGAAGTTGTAGATCGAATATTTTTTAAAGCAGAGAAGATCATTAAGGCAGTTGAGGCTGGAGTAATGCCTCTATGTAATGTGAGTGATGAAGGTTGCAAGCAATGCAACCAGATTGAGGAATGATGCTAAACCTAGGTGATGGATCAAAGCAGGCTGTTGAGAAGATGAAGGCACAGAACATCAACCTGTGGCCTGAGCAAGACAAGCAGCCACCTATGCCCAAGGACATCTCTCTCTTGGAGAGCGATGAACTCAGCGCCTTGTTCACACGCCTGACAGCCTGGTCTAACTTCGTAGCGGGACAGTTAGCCGCCTCACAGGTAGACGAGAAGGTGTTGGAAAAGCGCCGAGACATGCTTGAGGCAAAGTTGCTCATCATGAAAGACACCAGTAAGGTTAAGGGTGAACGGGTGACCATGATGAAGGCTCAGGTGATGGCTGATCCAGACTTCATGGACGTTGAGGAACGTTATATGAGTGCCTATGCGTATCGCAAGATGTTAGAGGTTGTGTACAACAACTTCGAACGTGATGTGGCGTTGGTATCCAGAGAGATCACTCGTCGAACTAATGACGTACGAACGGGACGAAAGGATAAGTTCAACACATGAAAAAACTACTTACACTATTTGTATCAATTTTGGTACTTGGTACCACGGCGGTACCAGTACAGGCAAATACACCACCAGCAATCGCAGTTATTGATACTGGTACTAACACATCCTTATTTAAAGACAGCATTGTTTATGAGGTCTGTTTAGTGTCATCGTTTAGATGTCCAAATGGAAAGATGACAATGGAAGGAACGGGGGCAGCAAACCTTCCAGAGACTAAAGATAGAAACTTTAGCCATGGAACACAGATGATCTCTTTGGCTCTTCGCTTTAATCCATCAGCAAAGATCATTCCTATCCGTATTGTAGGCATGACACCAACAGGATCACAAGGTTTTTACACTATTGATGATGTGCAGAACGCACTTAATTGGATTGTTGCTAATCGAGTGAAGTACAACATTGCAGTTGTTAGCCTTGCACAAGGAGCAGTTTTTGCAAACTGTAAAGTTCCAACAGGAATGGCTGCCAATATTGCAGCACTTAAGGCAGCACATGTTCCAGTAATAACTGCAGTGGGTAACAACAGTAACCGTACAAACGTGTTTGCTCCCGCATGTCTACCTGACACAGTTTCTGTTGGTGCAACAGATAATCCATGGCCAGGTTCACAGCCTATCGAGTACGATCCAAAGGCTGCCCCTTACATTGCTCGTTACAGTAACGGCGCACAAGGACAGACAGACTTCTTTGTTAATGGTCGTTGGAACGCCATGCAACTAAATGGAACATTGCGTTTTACTACTGGGACATCAGGAGCATCAGCAGCCTTTGCTGGCTGGTGGTTACTGAATAGAAAAGAAACCTTTGACGCAACATTCAATGCATTGATGGCTACAGCCGTTGACGCAAAGAACGAATTCCAGACAGGAAAATATGTCCGACTCCCATAAGCAAACTGTGCTTGAAGAAGCGCAGAGTTTAATCACTGGGGATCGTAACTACACTTACGATCATCCTCTTGATAACTTCAACCGAATTAAAAAGGGTTGGGAAGTTATTTTCGGTATTGATATTACTGAAGAACAAGTAGGACTAGCGATGGCTTGGGTAAAGATTGCACGAGAGATATATATGCACAAGAGAGATAACTTGACGGATGGGGCAGGTTATCTTGGGACCATTGAGATGGTCATAGATGAAAGAGCCCTCCGTGCCAACAAAACTGTTTGATGGCGGTTTAACAGATGAGCAAGCCCTCGTTGCGGTTGGTATTGACCAATCGTTAACGGGGTTTGCTTTGTCTGCAGTAAGTATTGCAGAACCAGAAAAACACATCACATGGGTGTACAAGTCTCCGTATTTTGGTATTGAACGGCTTGTAGATATTCGTCAGTGGTTGATAGACACCCTTGATTATGTGTCCGAGAATCACGGTATTGTAGACATCGCCATGGAAGGATCAGTCCTTGCTAGTCACTCAGCCTTAGTCCTTGGTGAGTTGGCTGCTGTAGTTAAGATGGCACTCTACGATTATTTTGGCGAAGATGAGATGGGTCGTTATCCATTGAAAGTTCCACCAATGACGTTGAAGAAGTACGCCTCAGGTAAAGGAAACGCCAAAAAACAAGAGATGTTGATGCAAATATACAAGAGGTGGGGCATAGAGTTTAATGATGACAATGCTGCAGATGCTTACGCTCTAGGAAGGCTTGCTGGAAAAACTGCGATTGATGAAATCGAGAAGGCAGTAGCCAAACAAATTGAGGACCCTAAATACCGAGACCAAGCAAGACTTTAGCCTTACCCTTTGGTTAGGAGCGGCACACTAATTCGAACCAAAGGACTAATAACTGTGACAGAATCAATTTCACCTATTTCTGCTGACGAACCGTT